TGGCACAGCTAACATAGATAGCTTAGTAGCTGACACTGCCGATATCAACGGTGGCTCAATAGACGGTGCAGTCATTGGAGCTAACTCAGCAGCAGCTGGTACTTTTACCACAGTTGATACATCTGGCAATGTTATTATAGGTGGTAATCTAACTGTCTCCGGCACAACAACTACAGTCAACAGTAATGAAGTTAATATCGGTGATAACATTATTGTTCTTAATTCAGATGAGACAGGAACACCATCACAGAACGGTGGGATTGAAATAGAACGAGGCACCTCAACTAATGTCTCACTACTATGGAATGAAACCAATGACTATTGGACATTTGGTAGTAATCAC